CAAGCTTTTAGACCCTCTTTATTACAGGGTACTTTAATTGTTACATTACTACCGATATTAATATATGGTTGAGCCAAATCAACCATCTCCTCTGCTGTATCTGCTGTTACTTCTGCTGAGATACTAGCACTCTCATCAAAGAGATCAGACATACGCTTGATCACTTCGTGAGGTTCTTTACCTTCCTTAAGCATCAGGGATGGGTTCGTTGTGACACCATCTATCAACCCTGTACTAAGGTGATCACGAACAACGTCCACCGAGGACGTATCCAAAAATAATTTCATAGGAAGTGTTTACTCACTACTAATTATAACACATATTCTAAGAATGTGTCCACGTTGCCCATTTATCTCCTGTTACATTCCCAGTTGGGTCACGACTGATACAAAAACAATCGAAAGCTGCTGAAACCCTGACACCTTCACCAGTATAGCTACGTACAGCGTGAGGTATATTAGGAGGGAACAAGGTGAATGTACCATAAAGGTTTGGTATATCTTTCTTCTCTCCATCCAAAATGTAAGTTGTAGAGGTCTCTACCTCAGCACCTAGAAATACATTACCACATACTGACTGAGGTATCTCATCATAATCCTCTGGTATACCGAAGTGTCTGTGTGGAAATACCTTTTGATCTAACCTTAGAATATTACCCCAAGATTTAATATGCAACTCCTCTCCTACTTCAAGACCTAAGTAATGAGAAACAATCTTCTTTATCAAAGGAAATCCAATAGAGTTCCATACAGGTGAATCAGCAACAAGATTATAGTGCTGCATCCTACCAGTAATATGATTCTCAGGATAGTTGTGAGTAGGACTGCCAAGTGACAGTATCTTTTCCTCTGAGTCAAGCAATGCTTGTCTTAACTTGTCAGCAGTATTTGTAGAACACTGGTACTGTTTGATTTTGTATTCTTCTAAGTACTCATTCTTGAGTCTTATGAATAGTTCATCTGGTTTCAAAATTAATTCTCCGTATCTTTCGTTGTCTACGGTTTTCTTGAAACTGTTTGTCTTCATTAGATAGGACACCAGTTTCACTAGCACTATACTTATCCTGTGAGACTACCTCAACGAGAGACAGATCTACACCAGTAAAAGTATTACCTTCTATGGTAGTCATATTAGGACAACCACAGCACTTTGTTTCTATTGTATAGCTAGTCAGTTCTTTTCCACACGCTAGGCATTTAATTGTAATCATTTGAATAAAAAACTAAATGGACATTTCTTTTCTTCTACATCGTTTTTCATAATGTTCCAAGACTTACCTGGTAACCAAGTCTTTAATCCTTGATTAACTTTAAACAATCTCCGAACCTTATCAGGAGGTCTAACACCTGGCCATCTTTCTATGAGATAGTCTCCGTCTTTACCACCACGAAATCTTACACAATACATTGGTGTACCACGTGGAACGTTAACAGTCTCTGCGTGACATCTATAAGCACCATTAATAGATCTTAACCATCTACCCAGAGGAAACTCTGCGACAATTAATTCCATACCTGTCTTATGATGCAGTTCAGGAAATGGTACTGTTTCTATCCATAGATTCTTGTTTGGTTTCTTTGGCCAGAACATCATACTCTGTGACCATTGGACAACCAAGAAATTTTTATATGGATAAGTCTTACCACCTGCATACTGTCTTGTTGGTTCAGTACCTATACTACCCTCTTGCACATACAAGTAATCTAATGCACGATGTTTATCGAAACTAGTTTCATAGACTAAACCATCAGACTTCTGCCACTTAAACGATATATCAATTTGATTGAAAACTACATATGTATTTCCCCAATAGTGTTGCCAAGCAGGGCACTTATAATAGCTATGATTCTCGTGCTGCTTCTTAGCATACTGTATATATGAAACGGGTGGTATATAAAACTCTGGTATAGTAGTAGGGTGTGACAAATCAGTCTGGTCAGCACTCTTGCTACCGTCCATTGTCTGATAATTTGGATGCCAGTATAGTTTAGTGCTCACGGTAGGAAATCAGTAGGGTTCATAACAGGACATTTACCATCCTGTTTAATTAAATTCCAAGATACTTTCTTCACCCATTGTTTGAGTGCTGAGTGTTGATTGGAACGTATCTTCAACCACTCAGGTGGTTCAGGATCCTTCCAGCGTTCTAAACGATATTGATTATTCTTACCACCTTTGAAACGCATAGTATATAAGGGATCACCACGCTTAATACTGAACTTAGTAGCGTGTGCTTTGAATGCAGGGTTAGCTGCCTTGAACCATCTACTAAATGGATACTCCACGTTAATAAATTCAAGACCTGTCTTATGAAAGACTGACGGAAACGCTGCCAACTCAACCCATATATTTTTATTCTTGTTCGGTAACCACATAAACAATAGCTGTGGCATTTGAAATACTAGATGACCTTGGTACGGACAACCGATCCTTGCACCATCCCATCCATAATTTTCTCCTTTAAGACTACCTTCATTAATTAGAATATGATCTCTAAATGCTTGTAGTTGAAATGATGTTTTAGTTATTCTACCTGTCTCTTTATCCCATTCTATATCTAAATCCATCTGCGAGAATACTACCCAAGTATTATTCCAATAACTTTTCCACGCTGGACACTCCCAATACATATGGCCAACGTGAAGATCTTTTTCATACTCCAATACACGTTGAGGTGGTATATAAACACCTTCATTATGCAGAGGATGATCCCATATATCGTGTGATGATACTCCCTGTTCAGTTACACCAGGTTGTTCTATGTAACCAACAGGTAAATGATGGCAAGGTGAGTAATAAATTTTCATCGTCTTGCAGATCCGTACATTCTCAAGTCAAGGTCAGGGTCTGTTATCTTCTCGTACTTTAAAGCAAACGTGAATCTAACGTGATTTCTAAATGGTGTTGCTCTATGCCATAGTTTACCATTAAACAATGTTGCTCTATTAGATAGAGGTAAACTACCGTGCACATAGGAATCGTTGTCTAGAAGAAACTCTGTCCAACCTCCCTCTTGTCTATCATATTCTAACTGTGGATAGTATAGCATAGTATATGCTTCTAGTCCATCTATCTCTGCTGCATCTACGTGAAACAATGGTTGCTCATAAGGCATAAAACAATTGATGTATAACCTTACAAGATCAAAATCTTTTATAATAGGAAACTTTTCTCTAGCTACTTCATCAAACTTCTTGTAGATAGGTTCAGTATCAGAACAGTTCACAGTAAGTCCAGTAGGTTTAGAGGGGTCGTTATCATACTCACCCCACTTTGCCTGACCTCTATTCATCGCATAACTATATGCTTTACGATGCAGGTGTGGTTCTAAAAAATTATCCTCAGTATATACTTCAATGCTCACTTCTTCTTCTTTTGAGGTGGTGTAGGAGGTGGAAGTTTATTGTTCCACAACTTAGGATTTGCTATACCTTGTGACTGTGTGAACTTAATGAAATTTTTCTTGTACTTGTCATAGTAATGATCAAAAAGATCCACTGCTCTCTGAGCAATAGCAATGTCATAAGTCTTCTTACCATCTACCATATACTCTACCAGATAAGCAGTGTATGGAAGTTTCTTGTTGTTTGCTGCTTGAGGATCACATTTCTCAGCAATGATCTGTATATCAGTCATCAATAATGTCCTGTAGAGTGAATAAAGATACGAATTCTATCTTATTATGTTCCCAGATCTTATGGTCTTCCATCCTATCAACAATAGCTACTACTCTATTAACTGTATAACCTGCACCACGTAGTATATTAACTGCCTTCATAGCACTACCACCAGTGGTAGTTACATCTTCTAGTACTGTAACAATAGAACCCTTCTCAGGTTTTGGACCTTCAATAACTTCCTTAGTACCATAGTCTTTAGGATTCTTCCTAATAATAAGAGCATCAATGTGTCCTCCTCTATAGAATGCTCTCTGTGCTACACCAACAACCAATGGATCACCACCTAGGGTAAGACCACCAACTGCTCTAGATCCTTCATCTAACTTCTTTACCATCAAGGTAGATAGTAATGCATTACCTTCACACGATAGGGTTACAGGTTTACAATTAATATAATGCTCTGTCTCTTGGCCAGATGATAGTGTAAACTGTCCACGTTTGTATGCTAACTCCTTAAGAAGTTTAAGTAAAGATGCTTTGTATGTTGGATCAGTCATTAAAAATCTCCATAGTTAGGTGCTCCACTTCATCGTTTTCAAACCACTCTGAGAACTCCTCCATCAGAGCAAGACAAGATTGAGGATCATTATCCTTTGATAACTGATCCATCCTCTGAATCACATAATCCTTGACTGGATTTAGTTCCATAATAATCTTTGCGGTAGTACCGCCCTAGAATATTGCTATTATAGTAGGCAGGGGTACCATCTGTCAAGGACTCTGTAAGAACATCACACCTGAAGAGTTGTCTGGTCTCTTCATAATTCGTCCTTCCGCCCGTGGTATGTAAGGATAGTATTCTTCTTTCAAAAGAACCGTGTCCAAGATCACTAATATCTCCGTTAAGTTCTGGACAACTTCCGTAGTACTTTTTCCAGTTAGACTCACTCGTAACCCGTCTACCTCCACCTCTAGGCT